GGTTTACGCATTAACTTAATCGCTGCACTGGTAAATCGGATGAACTTGCAATAACGACTTTCGCAAGAGGTCTATTACTTCAAAATTTAAAATAAAAAACTTTGAGTAAATTCTTGTAATATTAATTTAATAATTCTATATTATAGAATAAGAGGAAATTATGAAATGGAATTTGTAACATGCCACAATATCTTTTTCTTGCTGAGACTATTTACAAAAAAATGAAAAATGAAAAACTATTTTCTAAAGATGTTTTAGAAAATATGTATATTCTTATGAAGGTGATTCGAAAAGAAATTAAGGGTACAGAATATAAGCTGAAATATAATTTTATTGATTTCAATGAAGTACTGAGTAAAAGTAAAAATGATTGTAAGGTAAAGATTGATGTAAGTTTGATTCCTTCTTATAATTTAAGAGAAGAATACATTTTATGGTTAGCTGGGTTTATTCAAAAAATTACTGAAGGGGGCCCTAAGCCACCCCCTCCTATCAAAGAATATATTCCCGAGTTTATAAATTTGGAATCGGAATTAGATTTTTTAACCTTAAATTTAGAAAAAAATCAAAATAATGGGGAAGAGATTGTAAATTATTTTAATTCCAAACATTATAAAGCAACTTTTAAAAAATAGTTTTCTTAGTCCCGTTAACTAATTTTAGAAGTTTTATTCTTTTTGAACTTTTACTTTTTTGTAGCAGCAAAGAAATTAACTTTGCTAAAAGCTATAATTATAATATTTGTAATAATTTTAAATTTTTTTAGATACTTTTTTAAAAAAAATATTGATTCTTCAAAGAAATTCATTTAATTTAATATTGCTAAGTAGCCATACTTAGTATTTCAGGTTTATGTGGATTTCATAAGCTCATTTCTGGTTCGGAAATGAGCTTTTTTAATTCTTTGTTATTTCTTATAATGGGTTTTTATAATCATGTAAAATAAAAATGATAGAATGATCAAAATTGCTGAGAGTACAAAAGCTACGATGATAGTTTTCATTTTTTGATGCTTTTTTATGAAGAAAACTTTTAGAGAGTAATATTTTAGCTTTTTTCTGTCAATATACTCCTATTATTTTAAGAAATATTATTCTAGTGAGTTTATCAATTAAAGAATCAAGCTTATTTAAGTTGTGGATAAATATAATATTTTATGTAATTTATGGTTGATGAAAAAGAGAATTTCTGAGTAAGAGTTATAAAAGTTTTAGATTTCTAAACAACCCCTAGGTAATAATTTTATAATAAAGGGAAACTAGATGTGGCCTTTAAAATTTTGGTGTGTGATGCAAATCCTACGTAAAAAGGGTTTGGATATTAAATTACTAAAAAGAAGGAAATGATAGTGGCCCCTATCCTAAAAGTGCTGACACATTGGTAAGTAGGACCAGCTCGATGTTTTTTTGAGGATCAATATATTTTGCATATATAAAAGAGAGCATTTTTTTACAAACAAAAATAATGAATTGGAACAAGGGTACTTCTAAATAAATCTAACGGTTAATAATTCTGGAACTAAGTGTTTTTAAGGATTATGTCATGCAAGAAGAGCTTCAAGTTTATGTAAATCTTACTTGCTTGATTTGAGGTCGTTATGATTAAAAAAAGTAACCGCCGTCAGTGGAGCGAGTTTTTCTCCAATAATAAAAGACAGGAATTCTTTAAGGATTTCAGTGTTTCATCAGGTAATGACAAAGTTAAAAAGCATAAAGCTAGCTCAAATAAACATGTGTTTTTCCCGTGCCATGTAGAAAAAGAAAATGATGGTGAAAATAGTGTGTATAGGGGAAGTACAGGTGGTGTTATCATTTTTGGTAAGCAATACATCACAATCAAATTGCCTTATGGATTAAGCGCTAACGAGATTTGGCGGGCTACAATTGATCAGAACGGAAAGCAAAGAAATAGTCTTTCAGTAGGTGCTAAAAAGTATAAGGACAAGGTTCAAAAACAATATGGACCTATGTTTAGAGCACTTAAGTTAAAAGCTATCGATCAACTTTGTGAAATACGGTTAATTGTTCAGCCACCACTTAAAACTCGTTCTTACAGCGCTAAAACTTATCCACGATTTGATATTGATAACTATCCAAAACTACTAATTGATAGTGTCAAAGGTGATGGCTTGTTATTCAAAGACGACAATATTTTCATAAGTGAACAAATTAAGCTGGCAGAACCATGTGAAGAGGGTTGTGTCTGGCTTTCGTGCGTTTTTACTGATGAAACTGATTGGTTGTCAAAAACTGTAGATTTTGATTGGTTAGCTGGGAGAAGCATTTAAATGGCGAAAAAGAGCGATTTGCAACGTCGAGTACTTATCGGAAGAAAACTTGCAATGGCGCGTGACATGGCTCAATTACGTCAAGAAGACGTAGCATTAGAAATATTCGGTACACCGCATAAAAATCGAATGAGTGAAATCGAAAATGGTAAGTTAATGCCAGATGCAGAATTACTTTCTTTGCTATGTCAAAAATATGGTGTTTCAGCTGACTGGATTCTTGGTTTTACGATTGAACCGGAACTAGATAAAACAGCTTCTGTAGCAGGTATTCTGTTTAACAGTCTTGGTGAAATGATGAGTGAATATACTCAAGCTATGGCATTTCAATTGAGTATGGCTGCGGCACAGCATATTACTTCTTTCCCTAAAGCCTTAACGGTTGAGTTACTTGAAGCCTCAAAGGGGCTTATTCAAGCATGTTTATCTCAAGAACAGTCTATCCAAGAAAAGGTTTTACCTGAACTTCACACCCTCATGCGTATAGTGCGTGAGTGTGAACAAAATCGTGCGAAACAAATCCGTAACTTAGAAATGGCTATCGATGATGTATTCCAACGCGAAGAGAACGATTTACAGCAAAAAGCTCTAATTGATCTGATCCAAAATAAAAAACGTTTTAGCAAGGCTTCTTTACAGCAACAAGCTATAGCTGAAGTAAAACAAATAGGTCTATTTACTGAATAAGGGATAGACTTTAATGGCTCGCAAGATTGAATACTCGGAAGAAATTTGGAACCGGCTAAAAAAAGTCTATGAATCTTCTCCTAAGATTACGTGGCAAGGTTTAGTTGATCAGGTTGGCGAAGAACTCGGTTGTGAGATGCCTTCGCCATCCGTTGTACGCCGTAAAGCACTTGCGGAGAAATGGAAAAAGAAAGCTAAATCTCTAGTCAAAAAGACAGCTCAGGAGCTTAATAAAGAGATTAAAAAATTGACCAAAAAAAACAATGGTCAAGAAGATACACAAGATACTGAAAAAACTGAAAAAAGTAATAGTCAAAATTCTGTCAAAAAAACGTCAAATATTGCTGAATTTAATAGTCAAAACCCAAAAAATAGTGGTCATAACAACGGTGGCCGTTCTACAGTCAACGAGAACTATCTAAAGTCAGCTTTGGTTGTCAAAAACAACCGTATAAGAGCTCATAAGCTTGGAGAGTTAATTACAGACACTATCGATAGTGTTATTCATATTAGAGATGAAGTACTGAATTTAAATAATCCAACTGAGGAACAATTAGCATTAGTCAAGTTCAAGATGGGACTTATATGTCAAGTTGTAGATTTAAACGTTAAGCAAAGTATCAGCATTTCTAACATTGCCAAGACAGAAGCAATGTTCTGGGGCTTAGATGTAGATGATCTTAAAGACCAGTCGGAAGTTCAAGCACGGCGTAGTTCTGTTATTTCGGGTGCTGAAGAAAGAATGGCAATCGCTAAAGCTAATATGAAGAAGAAAAAAGAAGAGGCGTTTATGCGTAAGTTAGCGCTAATTGAAGCAGGTGAAGTAGAGCCAGATGATAAAAATGAATAGATTTTATATAAAACTTTACACCATTGAAATTATTATCTTTCTATTAATTATAATGCATGTGGCATTTATATTTTACAAAGTGCTTAAAATCATTAATTAAATAGAGTATTAAGTTATGACCCTTATTTCAGCAGCAGAAGCAGCTAAAATCTCAGAATCTGCACAGCCATCTACACTTGAGGAATTGAAACAAGAAGTAGGTGTATTTATTACTTCTCTTGCCGCAAAAGGACAGAAAGAAATGACTTTCACCTTATCAAAATCAAGAGCTACAATGGCAGTAGTCAATGAGTTACAACAGTCCCTAATCGATCTAGGATACCAAATTGAATTAGATGTTTTGGATCATAATAATTATTTTCTAAAGATTAAGTTTTAATTAAATTTTTGGTTGGAACACTTAAAAATTCAAAAATAATTATGATTCAAAATGCCCTATATCAGTATGGGGCATTTTTGTTATGACAGATTCAAATCACAATAATCCAGTTTTATCTTATGATGAACTTGGTTTCATTATTGGTATGAAACGAGTTGAAAAAAAAGTAAGTACGATTGATTCAAATATTGAGAAGATCATAGATATTCTTACGCAAAGCTTTGAAGAGCAAAAAGTTCAACTTACACAGCCTCAGCCAAAATTAACTGAATTTCAAAAGATGCTTAATGCTGTCAATAATAGACAAGCTTTAGATTTTGAAGATTTATTAAAAGAAAAAGCAAATCCAATCACTCAATCTTTTGTTGTAGCAGATAAGCTGGTCAAAGACTTTGCTGATATATTGGAGCAATCAGTTGATGACCTTAAGACAGTAGAAAAGAAACATATTAACCAACCTAAGAGTTTAAAACCTGCTATAGAAATTAATAGTCATGAAGACTTATCAAAAATTGTAAACCCTAGTGTTCCTGAGCGTGACGAAAAGGGCCGTTTTGTATCAAACCCTAATGAACCCCAAAACCAATCATCAATTCGTAAAGTTGCCCAAACGATAACTACGGTGATTAAAGGGGTAATGCCGAACTCTCCACAAGGTGTAGATCCTACAGTTGATGCAATCAATGAAGTCGGACACTTACTTACACCAGTTCGCCGTGCTGCAGGACTAGCTATGCGGCCATTAACAGGATTCATGCGTAGTAGAAAACGGAATGAACCTTTACCGCGGGAACAAGAAAATCATAATCGCAAGCAAATAAAACTATTGCAGCGTATTGCTGATAATTTAGCGTCTAAAGGCGGTTTGCTTGGTTCTCTAGGGAAACTACTTACTACCGTCTTATCTGCTGGCAGTGGGCTGTTAGGTGGAGTACTGGGCAAAGGTAGAAAAGGTATTGGGAAATTAGGGAAGGGTCTTGGAAAAGTCCTCAAGTTTGGCCGTGGTTTACCAGTCATAGGTGCACTAGCTGCTGGTGCATCATTATTAGATTGGAATGAACAAAGTACACAAGAAAAAGGCGGTACTGTTGGTAGTCTTGCGGGTGGAGTAATTGGTGGTACTGTCGGGTCTTTATTTGGTCCAGTTGGAACATTAATTGGTGGTATGGCTGGTTCTTGGATTGGGAATAAGCTAGGTACCGTAGTTGCGCCGTATTTTAAAGAGTGGACAGATTCATTAATTGCTGCAGATGTACCAGGTATTATTAATACTGCTTGGAAAGGGTTTGTTAACTATGCAACCAATGCTTTTGAACTGACAAAAGGTACAGCATCAAAAGTTGTAGATGGTGTTAAAGATACTGCTAGTGATACCTTAGATTTCATTAAGGATAAATTTAATCGCTTTAATCCATTTCATGACGGCGTTCCCACATGGGGCATTGGGCAAGGAGTTTATAAGCCGGGTTTTGGAGCTAATGCTGGTGTAGCTCAATATGGCGCTACAATTGCACAACCAGTTAATCGATCAGCTGCTAGAGATGAGGCATTAAAGTTTTTCACAAGCAAGGAAGGAGGAAATTGGACAACAGAGCAAGCTGCTGGAATAGTTGCGAATCTTGAAGCAGAAAGTGGCTTTAAACATACTGCTATTGGTGATAATGGTAAAGCTTTTGGAATTGGTCAATGGCATCCTGATAGACAAGCAAAATTTAAACAAAAGTTTGGTAAAGATATTCGTCAATCCTCATATCAAGAACAATTAGCTTTTGTGAACTGGGAATTAAATAACAATGAATCATCTGCAGGTAAAAAGTTAAGACAATCTAAATCCGCTAATCAAGCCGGTGCTATTGTCTCCCGATATTATGAACGACCTGCAGCAGTTGAAGCTGAAGCTATGAAACGTTCAGCAATGGCACAAAATATCCATGTTGATGCAGGCAAAAGATCTCTACTTACAGATAAGCAAGATAACTCTAAAACATTAAAAGATGTAGAAGCTAAAACAGTGAAGAGTGCTTCTGGCATTGAGCCAAAGCAAGGGAATATCTATAACCAAACAAGTAGAAAACTCTCAGGCGTTTTAAGCTCTAAAACTCCACATATACCAACTTCAAAAAGGGATCTTAGCTCAAGTGGCACTAGTCTAAAAAGTACTCCTATAACAAAAGTACCAGCTTTTAAACAGCCACTTAATACTCCAAATCCTCAGGAAGTCGTTGTTGTTAATGGTAATAATGGTAATATCAGTCAGAATGTAAATGATAGATTCCTAGCACATGCTTTAACTGGTGGGATAGGAATGGGAAACTTAGAAGGTTAGTTTATTAATGACTCTTAGAGCTTTAAATTTAACGGTATTAATTACTATGCTTGCATTAGCTGGTTGTAATAAAAATAATGAGCAACCAGCTGAAGGATCTAACTCAGCAATGCAAGAACCCGTTAAAGCGGAAGCAACTTATGATTTTACATCTTTAAATGAATCTGATTTTTTGAATCAAAGTATTTTAATAAATGATGACAAAACCTATAGAGGAATTAGATTTCATGATTATGATGTAGGCACAAAATTAATAGGAGCTGCGAGTATCGAATCAATTCAGAAGGTTGATAATTATACTTTGGCTTTGGCATCCTCAAGGCCAATAATAAATCAAAAAGCTGGTTTATATGGGGTTCTGGCAAATAAAGCTAATTTTGACGGTAATTTAGTTGTTTTAGTTTTTGAGCCAAATGTACAAGCAAGGGTTATAGAAGGCGACATAATTGCATTTAAGGGCACTGTTGCGCCGTCAGACGTTTTTACTTATACCAACCCTACAACTAATCAAATTGAAGAGTTACCAATTATATATGTTCATTTTTATCAAGCAGGCGAACTATCAATACAAGGTATTAACGACTATTTGAAAAAGCAATCTTCTGAAATTCCTAAAATCATACAAAACAAAATTCTCCAATATGAAAAGCTCAATGATTCATGCCGTGGTGGATCGGGTGATGACCCCGAAACTATTGAAAGTTGTGAAGCTAGAGATACTTTATATGTAGATATTAAAAATGGCGGATGGTGTTGGGGCTCTGAAAACGAGAATGCTGCAGGAAATGATTTGAATTGGCTACCATGTACTAAAGATTGATGTGTGCTGAATTAGCAGGAGACTTTCACTTGGGAGATTCTAGGCAGCTAACCGATAAAAGTCTTCTGCCATTTGATTTGGTGTCTTAAAATCCAAGCCTTTTTGAATTCTTCGCTGATTATAAAATAACTCTATATATTTTGTAATATCCGCTTTGGCTTCTTCCCTTGTTTTGTAGTTGCGATGATGGACTAGTTCATTTTTGAGTATGCCCCAGAAACTCTCTATCGGTGCATTATCAAAGCAGTCACCTTTTTTGCTCATTGAACCCTGAAAATCAAATTTCTCAAGTAAGTTTCGATATTCATTACTGCAATATTGGCTGCCTCTATCTGAATGTACAATGAGATCTTTAGCAGGTTTCTGATTGCGAATAGCCATATTCAATGCATCACAAACAAGCTTGGCTGTCATGCGCTCATTTAAGCTATAGCCAACAACCTGTTTCGTGTAAAGATCTTTGACAGCTGCCAAGTACAACCAGCCCTCAGCCGTCCAAATGTAGGTAATGTCACTCGACCACGCAAGATTAGGCTTCGTCATTGAAAACTGTTGCTTGAGTAAATTGTCATAAATAGAACGGTTGTGATCACTGTTCGTGATTCTTTTGAAACGCTTATGGCGCTTACAATACAACTGATTTGATTTTTTTATTTGGCGCACAGCATACATACTTATTTTGATACCTTGCGCTTGTAAATGCTTAGTTAATCGAACATAGCCATAGCTTTGTTTGGTTTCTTCATGGGCTATTTTGACCAAAATTGTCTGCTGATTTCGCTGAATTGATCTTTTACTCATGCCTCGCTTTAGCCAATCATAAAAGCGAGAAACGGATACACGAAGTAATCGAGCCATTAAAATAATCGGAAATAAGTGGCTTTGCGATTTCATATAGGCGTACCTCACTGACTTTCTTTGGCAAAGTACGCTGCTGCCTTTTTTAAAAATTCACGTTCCATTTCAGCTGTTTTGAGCTGTTGTTTAAGCTTCTTATTTTCTTCGAGTAAGGCGTTTAGATCGGGCGAATACTGTTTTGTGCCTGCTAAAGTTCCAGCCTTTGCTTTGTTATTCCAGTTCGAAAGGGTTTGCATTGAAATGCCAAGTTGTCTAGCGGATTCCGATACATTACCTTGGTTCTCTTCAATGGCTTTTATGGCTTCAGCTTTAAATTCTGCGGTGTAAGTCTTCTGTTTCTTGCTCATGGTAAACTCCTAATGAGTATGTATAGTTTACCAAGTTAAACCCTCCTGTTTTTTAAGCACACATCAGATAGATATAAATAAATTAAGAGTGGAGCAATTAGATGTATAAATTCATGAGAATTACTTTTTTAATTATGAGCACGATTACTTGTTCAGTTACTTTTGCTGGTATAGATAAATGCTCAAATTTGCCAAATCAATCGGCTTTAAATACTTGCTCATCAAATGTTTTGAATTCTGCAAATCAGAAAATTAATTCCGTTTATGCAAATTATATGAAAGAGCTTAACCCAACAGAGAAACTTCAATTAAAAGAGGCTCAAAGAGCTTGGATTCAATACAAAGAAAAAGATTGCCAATTTCAATCTTCACCTGTTTTAAAGGGCTCTTTATATCCATTTGTTCATAATGCATGTTTAGTGGAAAAGACAGAAAATAGAATTAAAGAACTACAAGATATGCAAGAGTGTAGATCAGGTAACGAACCTGGTTGCTTATAAATTCAATATTTGTAGAGAATATTAAAGGGATTGAATTATTCATTCCCTTGTTGTTCCTTTATGAGTTGTAAATATTTTTAATAATGGGGAAATTTGATGCTTATTGAATTGTACGATCAACTAAGAAAAAACTTAATAGAAATAAATGACTTTTACTTAGAACAATGTCAGCTCAAGCTTTTGAATCAATTTGATAACATCTCTCAAGAAGCTGATGAATATGAAGAAAAATGGCGGATTGAAAAAGAGAGCCATTACTTCAATAAAGATCCATATGATTCCTCTTCATTATATTATGATTCATATGATGCAAGTATTATCTTTTATCAAAATCTAAGTGATCTTCAACAGAATGTCAGATTTTCAGTTATTGCGGGAATGTATCATAGATGGGAAAAACAGTTTCGTTCATTCCTACATAATCAATCCAGATGGTGGGGATGTACTCATCAAGTCAGAAATGAAATTTGGACTCTGCCAGTTAACAAATTATTTATGCTTTTTAAAACTGATGAATTCGATATCGAAAAACAAGAGTTTTTTAAAGATTTTGATGCTTGTAGAGTAATTGTTAATGTTTTTAAGCATGGAAATGGAAGCTCATATAGAGAGCTGTGTAACAAGTACCCATTTTATTTAAAAGAAAATTATCATGGTATGGAAAATAATCCGTTGCCTTACTTTATATATGAACCTACATTTAATATTACGGATGATGACGTTGTTAAATTTTCAAAGGCTATTAGTGAATTTTGGCGCAAACTTAAAAATATTGAGAATGTTGAAGATCGAGAGGAATGGTTGAGAAGGACGTTTGAAAAGAGAAAGCGAAAATAATAGAACTGAACAAGTTAATAGAGTTATTCCTTTAATTAATATATAATTAGTAGGTTAATTTAATAATTTATTCATAGGATTTCGGAGAAAATGAAGTCTAGCAATATTTCTAATACCGTAGACTTGTTATCTTCTGATCGATTAAAGAGTTATAAATTATATTTTAATTTAAAAAATAATGAGGAGTGCATAGGTGTATACCTTTGGAATGATGCGCTCTCAACTGCTTTTTTTAAGTTGTTAAGTATTTTTGAAGTTGCATTTCGTAATATGGTACATAAAGAATTATCGTATCTTTATTTTTCGCATAAAAATCAAGGACACATACATGATAATGATTGGTACATGTACCTTATGGACCAAAATATACTAAACTTGGAAACTCAAAAAATATTAAAAAAAATGACTCATAGGAAAAAGAAGGTTAATGGAATTACGACTTTAGTTCCTAAAACACAAAACATTCCAACTCCAGGTAAAGTTATAGCAAATCAGACATTTGGTTTTTGGATTAAACTTATTGAATTACATCCTTCTATTGATTGGCCTGAAGTTTTCTTTAAGGGTTTTAAAGATCATTTTGCTGTAAATAAAAGTTATTGGGATACAAATGCTATAGACGATTTGATTATTCGGTTAAGACAGGTTCTATCTTTAAGAAATCGTATTGCTCACCACGAGCCATTATGGAAATTTACTGAGATTCTTCATGAAAAATCAAAAGTAGTGATCTATGAATCTGCTACTACCCCAAGTGAAAGCATTTCAAGAATGTTGACCTTGAATCATCGTTTATGCCGGTTAATAGGTTGGATATCAAAAGATAGAAGGGATGACTATTTATCATCAAGTTATAAAAGACATTTTGATTGGTTCTGCCAAGAATCAACTATCGAAATATATAAAAATTATTCCTATATGAGAGAACTGCCATTATCAAGGGCTAAGAGAGAGTTCCGTCGTCTTTTGAAAATTTCATGCTTAATAGAAATTAAGCACCAACATGGTGGAATAGTTATTTCTAGAGGTTTTTAGTAATTTCACTGTTGCACAAATTTGACAAGTGGTGCAGTAATTAATATTATAGGTACATAGCTAATCTTATTGAATAAGATATCAGTAATAAATTTCTCGCTGATAATCCAATAAGTCTTATTTGAAAGCACCCTGCGGGGTGTTTTCCTCGTTTTAGGGTTCTAAAAATTGGAACCTTGCACAAATTGTACATCCAATAGATTTCAAAATAACCTCATTGATATGAGGTTATTTTTCATGGGCAGTCTTAATCTTGCAGCTGTAACAGCTTCTACTCCATACATTAAAAAGATCCAATCGGCTTTAGAAAAAGCAACAGGCCAAACGATTGTTACACCAGAATTTCGCAAAATTAAGCGTGTTGCTGGTGTTAGCGTTTTACCAGTTGCATTTTTCTTTTCAGGTGGCGCTACGCTAACACTTTATGTTCGTGCTTTAGCAGATGTGGTCAAGGCCGAACTGAACGACAAAGTAATTGTGCTATCAGGAGATTTTAGTGATGTCTATAAGCCAACATTTGAAAACGCCGTGAGTTGTGTAGCTAAACTTATCCGTGAAGCACAATCAAAGATTCAAGAACAAAATAAACGGGATAAAGTCAGTTTGCCGCCGCGCCGTACTTCTGTAGATCAGAAAATTAAAGAAGTACAAGAACAAGAACAAAAGCTAGATGAAGATTTAGCAAAACAAACCGCTCAGCGTGACCAACTGAAGGAACAAATTGAACATGCTAAGCAACAACTTGGTATAAGTTCGGAGGCTGGTCAATCCGAACTGGGAAAGCCTGAATTTGATAGTGCGAGTCCAATCAAATCAGTTACAGCAAATATCACACGTGGTAAAGCTGCAATGAACAAAGCCATTATGGAAAAAACCACAGTGCATAGAGCTATGTATCGTAATGATCTAGGCTGGGTGGATTTTGAGTATGGCAGTGATAAACAGGGCATTAAGCATATTATCAAGCGCCGTATGGAAAGTGATGGCATGACATATGATGAAGTTGTGCATATGCTTGTGGATACTATTGTGCAAACAATCGCTCAAGGTAGTACACAACGGCGTACAGAACGTGGATTATCTACAAGAATAAATATTTTATTTAATTCGCATGAAGCGTCATTGATTAAGCGAGAAGGTAGTAATGCATGGCTGCTTACAGCTTTTGAAGTGCATTAAAAAAAGCCCGGTAGTTAGAGATGGGTTGCGACATCTTCTAACCTACACTTATGACCCTATACGTTCTCGTGTCATAAGTGGAGCGAGCTTTGTATATATAATAATCCATGCATTTCTTAATTTCAAATATGGAACCATTCACGCTTACATATATACAAAAGCAATACCCTTAATACAGTTCTTATTAAGGGTGTTTTTTATGCAAATTCAAATCGGTATTGATATTGTCTTAATTCTTGCATTTTTAGCTTATCTTTCCGTTGTTACAGGATGGAATAGCAAGAATAAAGCTGCGTATATTAAACAATTCCGTCATGTGCCTATAAGCCTCTTATTTAAAGAAATCAGATATATGTATTTCATAAGTATGGCATGTGTATTGATCACTATTATTCTTGTTGATTGGAGAATCTATAACGTTGCTTCATATTTTGATGCATTAAGCGTTTCATTATGGATATTCATAATCTATTTCACCATTTTTTCAACTTATCAGATTGGCACCGCAATACTAGTAAAGCTTTTGATGATTTTCAGTAATAGAGCAAATTCTTAATGATCACATCTAAAACAATTTTAGACATGGTTGAGTACTGGCTTAATCATCCGGTCAATGGGAAGTATGGTTCTGATTTTGGTGCACCTCTTTATGATTTGCTTATGGCACCACTCGATGCAAGGGTTGCAGACAGCTTTCTAATTAAGATGAAAAAGGACCTACCGATTTTATCTGAACTTAACTCTGATCAATTAGCTCTGTATTCGGAATCCGAAGGATTTGAGACTGTTCATATTTATCTAAGCATCATGAATGTGAATATTGATCTAAACCAAGTAGCAGACCAATTTGGTAAATCAGTAACAGGTGAGACATATGACATTAACGCAAGCTGATTTTGAAGCCCAGCTCCAAGCAGCGATAGATGATTATGAGATTCAGGAACGCTATAAAGCTCAAGATCCACTTGTCGTTCACCAGCTGCGTTCTATGGCTAGTTTTTTGACTGCATTTGGTCCAGAAATCGATATTGCTTCAATTGAACCATTTACCAAAACACGTGACCGCTCAATTATTGCGGATGCTACAAATAAAGGCATTTTGCCTATAGGTACGCCGTGTCAGCACTTAATTGAAATCATTAACCGGTCAACAAATGCTGTGAGCTTAAGTCAAGGGCGAATGATTGAGGACCATAGCGGCGGTAGAGTGTGGCGGTTGCTTCAATCCATTACTGTTAAAGCTGGTGAGACGGCGGAAGTAATAGCAGAACAAAGTGAATACCGTGAAATTAAATATGTTGTACCAGTTACTGAAGGTTTCCATAAATATCGAATAGACCTTTTAGAGGACCTTTCACTTGCAAATATTTCGATTAAGCAGGGCAATAATAACTATGTAATTAAGCCGCGCTGGATGAATGTTGAACCAGATGAATATGCTGTAACAGTTACTACAGATAATCTAAGAAGATTGTTTATTGAGTTTGGCGATTCTGAGAGAGCTGGTCGTACTCTGCAAGCCAATGAAACGGTAATAATTGGAATTCTTGAGACATACGGGGAAGTTGATGTTAATCGTTTAAAAGATGCGGCTTTACTTGATGTACTTTCTAATGATGAACAACGCATATCAGTGCGTTTTAAAGCTGGTGGAGTGATTAGAGAGGGCGTAGATCCGTTAGCTGTATCTGAATTACGTTTATTATCAAGCTATCCATCGCTTTACGATGAAGATGCTGTATTTCTGGGCAACTTTGACTATGCGGTCCGTAAAAAATTCATGAAACGGGCACAGTTTATTTCTGTTTGGAATGAAACTTTGCAAGAGCAACACTTTGCGATTACATACCGCGACATAAATCATTTAAACCTTGTGGTGGTTGCCAAGAATCCAGCTGAACAAGCAACGTTAGAACAAGATATCTGTCGGTATATTGGTTATTGCGATAACTTGTATGAAGGTAAAGTGAATGTACATGAAGTTGTAGAAAAGCCAATTGAAGTAAAAATTAAAGGCTCTTTGGCTTCTGTACATAACACAGATATGGTTAAGACACAGATCAAAGAATTACTTGTAGAACGATACGGGCGTGAATCATTGAGCTCAAGTCGTTGGCTGGTTAATGGCTTTAATACGCAAGAAATGGGGAAGCTGATTAATGACAATATTGTGGCTTTCCAAGACCGGATGAGTGACTTTACCATTATGCTTTCAAATGAGTTGAATAAGCCTAATGAATGGGTGTATGTGACAAAAGACAGCATTACTGTTGAGTTGGAACGCACAGCTGATATTTCGGGGGCTACATGGACTCTATAAGCTTTACTCGGCCTATCGATGAACACTATGTAAGTACGGGCTTGCAAACCGCACTTGCTAAAGCATTTAAACAAGTATTTGCACAAAACTTTGAGCAGTCCATACAAGATTTATTGGATTATGGTTGTCCTCATATCGGTAGTAAAACAGTTGTAGAACGGTTCTCTAAACAAAACGGACTTGTTGTATTACGCCGAAATAACACCTCTGACACGTTAATGCGAATTATCTACTCCAATTGGAGCAGCATGGGTAATAAAAGAGGATTAGCGTTTTTAGAGTTCGTTTTGCGTATGCTTTGGGGGAAAGATCATTTTCAGATTATCCGGCTTTGGCACAGCTTGGAAAAGCTAAAAGAATATCCAGCCTATTTGTCTGATTTTGAAAAGCCGAATTACTTTTTAACTAGTCGGATTAGAATTGTTCTAGATAAAACTGTTGATGCAAATGAAGTGGTAGAACTGTCACCGATATTACGGCGTTTAGTACCAGCCAATATTGTCGTTAAAGTTCACTCAATGGCATTTGATAGAGATTTAGGCACAACAAGCTTTGCAGCGGCAATAGCAGCTAAGCCTTATGCAGTCTATAACTTCCTTTAATTCAATTGGAACTGTTGAGTTAGCGCTCAAATACAAAATGATTTCATAGTCCTGTTCATTAGTTCAGGACTTTTTTATATGCAACAAGCTCAAGACAATGTTTTAGTAGGAATCGCAGAACCTATCAATGGTCAGGGAGAAAACTTATTAATTGATCATTTCTTAGGATATGCAAGCCATGAATTAGAACCACAAGAAATTGATAAAGTTATTAAAGGGGAAGTGGTTGAAGGCATCACGGAATATGCTCAGGGCCATTACTATAAGATTTCAGCAAATCCTGAAAACCAAAATGCAAAAGATTTTGAAATCAGTATTCATTTTCAGGATGGCCCAATTCCAGAACATGGTGTGAATGGGGTTACCAGTGAAGCATTGTTAAAAGTACTTATTCACCGTACTAAAACCTTGGATGAAAAATTTCCGAGTGAGTTCAACAAACAAGCCATTATTTATATGGAAAGTGCGCTAGAAGAATTTAATAAACGTACAGCTGAGCGCCGTGCTCGTGGTGTTGAAGGCACTCTTGTTAAGTAATTGGGTGAAGTATGCGATTAAAAATCTTTTGTAGAAAACGTGCTTGTTCTCAATTAATTGACTTATCTCAAATGGATTGTTTGCAAGTCTCCGAAAGTGAACATCGAGGAGGCATGATCCATGAGCGCTTTTATGATGTTTTTATTTCTCTTAAAAGTGGGTACATTTTTGATGCAACCATTGAAGATAAACAACATGACAAGCTATTGGAATTAATTGAGTTTGATCAAAAGATTTGATTTGGAACTGATTAAATTTCAACTGTAGAACAACTGAAACAATAGCCTCAATCACAGCATTGGGGCTTTTTTATGGCTAGCAAAAATAGAAAGACAAAAGTTCTATCTTACAACTTACATGACCGATGCCGTAAATACACTGGTGTTGATCGAAGTAATGTCGATGTTGATGCAATGGTCAACTTGATCAACAGTAACCATGTTCAAGAAATGGTTGCTACTAATTCATTACAAGGTTTTTACGGTCATCAAATTCGACAGCGTTACGGTATGGTACCGCCTGAAACTGTTCCTATTAAAGGTAAATTGGTATATCTAGCGCCAGCGCTGAAAACAATCCATTTACGTGCTACTCAAGATGGGACTGTAGAGCATCAAGAAGAATTTTTTGACAATGAACCTGGTGAGCTTGCATTAAGACAATATGCTGCACAAGCTGGTGGATTCAGTACTGCAGTTAACTACAAGAGAATTGGTGGACGTCTTATTCCTACTGGTTTTTTTGGTTTTGACTATGTATCTCAGCCTAACTATGCAAGTAATGTTGGTGATGGTCAGTTATTTGATGGTTTATTTGTTCCTGAAGAGCCAGAAGGTGTTGTTTCTTGCTTTGATAGTGCAACAGATATATCACAGTTATCACAACCCGAAATTATTATTGCCCAATTACTTGAAGATCAAATCTTACAGACCTACGACAATATCAATAGCCAACTTCATCTTTTAAATGAGTTAGGAAATGCTCAAGGGTTAGTAGGTGAACTATCAGAAAAAGTTGATAAACAGAAACGCCTGCAACAACTTAGGGAAGAACGTAAAAAAGAACTCTATACAGGTTTGGTAAATCCTGTGAAGAGCTTTGATTCAGTTCAACAACATGCTGAACAAATTCTGCAATCCATGGATCAGCCAAGTGTAAAAGAAAAAGCTAAAAAGCCGAAAAAGTCTTTTGGCAATATCTTTAGTGTATGGGGGTAATAATGAATTACCCCAATGATTCACTTAAAAGCATTCAAAACGCTTGGTATAAGCAGTTAGTTAATTTTCGCGCTTGGTATACGCCAGAGACACAATTAACAGCTGACTGGAAAATGAGAGCTATTGGCAACGCTATAAAAGCATGCCCTTCAAGGATGATGGACGACTCAGAAGCAATGCTTTCTGAATACAGAAAAAGCCAAACACATGGTGATAACTCAAAAGTTCAATTACCAATCATGCTTACTGCAACAGCGTTAACAGACCAACCCCCAGATGTAAATCAATTACTACCAGTACCAGATTTTGTTGAAACGGTCATTGATGAGAAGCGGGTAAAAGTTCGTCTAGTACCAACAACTGTAAGAGCTCAAATCGCATTCTTTGCCACCAATCCTAACGATCTGCGTTCAGTCATTGGGCAATTTTGCGCGTACATGTCTAGCAGTGATAACCGCCGTTTTAATGTGCCATTTCAGCAATGGAATGATCATGTTGTTAATTCAACATTCACTGTATTTGAAAATGAACTTTTTCCATCACCCGTACCTAGCGAAGCAGTCAATCTTTCTATCTCAACTGTAGATATTCAGCTTGTGGGTTACATACCTAACGTTATCGGTTTCGGTGGTCCTTTCGATCAAAACACGGGTAATGGGTATGAACCTGACGGCTCAGCAACGGAACAGCCCGCAATCAACGACAAAGTTGTAGTGCAAGCTGATCAGTACACGCCACTCGACCATCAACGTGTGAAGGGTGACAGAGAAACAGGTGAAATTACAGTTGAGCGTATAGATGACTGACTTAATCGATAAGGCACAAGAAAGTGCTGATTATTTATTGCAGCAAGAAATTGCAAATCGATGCCGTTTTGACGGCGAATCTGAAAAAGAATGTGTTGAATGTGGTGAAGAAATACCAGAGCGCCGCCGTTCTTTAGGTGGCGTGAAATTCTGCATTGAATGCCAAACCAAGTTAGAACGCAAACGGCGCTAAGGATACAAGTAATGTCTGGAATTATTCGTATTGACAGTCGTGTTGCTGGGTTTTCTGATCAACCGATTCGTCTCATTGGAGCCGCATTTGCGGATACTGGTGAGCTTGTTATTCAAAAAACAGCCGTTTATTCAAATTTACCCGTACCAAGTGATTTAAGAGATCAAACGGTTGTAGTAACTGACTCACCGGACCAAGTACAGAATTGGCAATTAAGTTTCAATGCTAAAGACCACTTAGAGGAAGTGATTTCAATTTATCAAGCTCGTTACAGAGCAAAATTAATTGAAATTGAGCCGAAGTTAAACCAGTACAACCCTAAGAACGTACTTGAAATCCGTAAAGTCGATAAAAACGGCCTTCAGCAGGAATTTGATAGCAGCAGCTTAAACAACGGCCACATTGCAATCCTGTTAGCTGTTTGGGCTAGTACAAAAATTGCAAAAGGCTTTTCAATTACTGAAGGGAATCAGTTTGAAGAAGATGCTGTAGATCCAACAATGCTTCCTTTTTCAATCTTTTAATTAATGGTGTTTTTACGGTATGGCTTTGGCACCGTTAAAAGAAATTCCCGAATGGTGGGAACTTTGTGAGCGTTATCGATACGACATCTATGCTTTCGCCGTAGAAGCATTAGGTGTCGAACCCACATGGCAACAAGAATTACTATTTGAATCTATTGCATTTGATGGTAGTCGTACATCCGTAGCTTCAGGTCACGGTTGTTTTGGAAAAGGGACTTTAATCAAATTAGCCAATGGGGAATTTATCCCAGTTGAGCGCATTAACCTAAATCACAAGATCCTTGCTGCAGATGGTAAGACTGAACTAGATGTAATTAAAACAGTAACTGGTTATCAGGATATGTACCGGTTTGAATATGAGAATGGCAAAACTCATACATTCAATAAATCGCATATCCTTTGCTTAATCTCTTTATACGATGGTAACGGCTGGTCAAAGGGCGACAAGATTGAATTGCTTGTTTCTCAATACATGAACCTAAAGCCAGAAAATAGAGAACAGTTTGCATCATATAGGCTTGTTGATGGGGAACATGAGCCTTTAAAAATCACATCCGTTGCCGAGCTGGGTGAAGGTAAATATTACGGTTTTGTACTCGATCCAGATCCATTTTTCTTAGGTGAAGATGACTTAGTACTACATAACACTGGTAAAACGGCCAGTGCCGGTATTGTTGCCTTATGGCATCTCTTGTTTTTTGATGAATCAATCATGATGTTTACTGCCCCCCAGATCGGGCAGTTAAAGAAACAAGTCTGGAAAGAAATCAGTATCAATCTAGCACGATTGAAGCAAGGGCCTTTGGCTTGGCTTGCTGATTATGTCGGGTACCAGTCTGAACTCGTTTACATTAAAGGCTACAAAGAAAAATGGTATGTCTTTGCTAAGACAGCACCAAAACATCAACCTACAAACTTGGCTGGTAACCACGGCGATAACTACATGGTCTGGGTCGATGAGGCCAGCGGTGTAGATGATGCTGTACTGGATGTAGCGTTTGGTGCATTAACTCACGAAGACAACCGAGCCGTAATGACGTCGCAACCTACCCGTAATGCGGGTATGTTCTATGAGACTCATCACAAGTTAAGTCATCGAGCTGGTGGTGTTTGGATTGCTCTCACATTTAACGGGGAAGAGTCACCATTAGTTAGTAAGCAATCTTTAGAAGAACAACGGCAAAAGTATGGAAGCCGTGAAGACGCTCAGTACAAGATCCGTGTTCTAGGTGAATTCCCAGACTTATCGGATGAGTTCTTAATTACCAAACGTCAAACAGAAGAAATGTATGTTGGCGCGAGTATTTTTGATGACCATCAATTCGGTTATGTCATTACGGTTGACGTTGGTGGTGGTGTTGGTCGTGACGATTCAGTAATTGTTGTATCTAAAGTTTGGGGTGAATCGCAATGGGGGGAGCGTGCACGCCGTGTAGAAGTTGTAGATATTCCATTATGCAAAAACAGAGATGATATCTTAGAACTATTTGCAAAGATTAATGAGCTACTTTTACAGTACCCAAATGCTAACTTGGTTGTAGATGACAACGGGGCAGGTAAAGGTTTAGGCCAGTATCTTAAAAAGCAAGGTATTTTCTACGTTCCTGTTTATTGGGGCTCACAATGTTTTAGTAATGACAATAGAAAAGAGTTTACGAATAAACGTTCATTAGCTTATGTGGGCTTAGCTCGAGCAATCGCAAATGGACGTTTTAAAATAAAAACGAAGAAACACAATGTTAAAATTAAAGACCAATTAATCCACGTTCCATACCGGTTCGATGACTTTGCTCGTTATAAAATCTTGAGCAAAGACGAAATGAAACGTATGGGAATTAAATCACCGGATATTGGTGATGCTTTTGCTTTCTTATTCTTAGAAAACGTTCACTACACTGAAGGTTACGAAACTGTAAATGTCACTGACGATACACCGGAAGGCCGTGAACAAGCTGAACGTAAATCAAGATTCAGTGCTTTAAGAGAAGCAGCTGAAAAAGAAAATGATTAGTTATATGGAACTGCCCACTTAAATACCTATTCTTCATAACTACCATAGATCAATAAATCATATGAGTGGGTGGTTATGGCTATTAACTTCTTTTTAACTGACGCAGGTCGGAATGCATTAAATAAAGTGGGCGATGTTGCTAGCTTTGGGGGGGAGCTTACCCATCTTGCTGTTGGTACCGGCAAATTTGATGCATCAGTGGAAGCGAAAAACCTAACTTCTCTTAAAAATGAATTAGCTAGATTTTCTCTTAACGGTGGTGGTGTAGATACAGAAACGGGTACTTTGCGTTTTGTAATGAGTATTGAGCCCACTTTAACAATGGAAGTGTTTGAGATGGGTATTTACCTATCAGACGGCACTTTACTTGCAGTAGCGTCAACTACAGAAGTTCAATCAATCATGTCACTGCATGCAAACGTGGTTGCTATCGTTACTTTTGGATTTGTTTTAACTGACGTTAATTTGAAAAATGTAACTATAAAAATTGATCCAAATACTCCAATTGCAGTGATGTTGATGAACCAGCATAGTGCAGATGAGGATCCACACCCGCAATACGGGGCGTTAATACAGAAAATAATCAAAGAACACTTAAATCATAATGATCCACATTCACAATATGCTTTTAGAAAAGACGTAAAAGAAAAAGATGATGATTTACAGCGCCAAATTAATGGATTAGATACTTCATCCCAAAATTTAGGTCAGCAGCTAACGGATTTAAAAAAATATTTAGATTCTCAATATCCGAAATTATTGGGAGCAGGGGTAAACATTGGGTCTAAAGCTACTATTGATTTGGGTGGAAAGGTAACTGACTTACGTGACTCAAAATATGCTATCCATTTAACACCTGAAAGCACGCATGAAGCGTGGACAATAACGCGTTCTGAAAAGTCATTTGATTATGAAGTTTGGAATCGTTCTGGGCAAAACCGAATTGGGTATTCTGGAATTGTAAGTTGGTCTGTAATTCAAGTTGCTGCAGAAACACTTAATGATGGTAATGGCGATTACACAGTACCTGGTGTTTATATCATTCCAATCCAACCAAAAGAGCAAAAAGAATTCATTTTAGTAGGTGCTGGTGGCGGCGGCGGTGGCAGTATTTGGGAAGCTGGAAGAATGGCCCATGGTACAGATGGTGGTGATACTCGCTTACGTTTAAATGAACTTGATTTAGCATTAGTGGGGGGTGGTAAAGGTGGTACTAGTGGGCAATGGTCTAACGGTAGTTATTTTTCAAATGGTGCTGGTGGGTTACCTACGGCAATCACTATAAATTCAAACTTAACTGAGATTTCTAGAAAACTTGGTAATGCAGGTATAGCTGCAAATCAAACTAATCATGTAGGCGGTTCTTCAGTAAGTCCTGAGGGTAATTGGGGTGCAGGTGGAGATGGCGCAAATGGAGTCGGTGATCTTGGTTGGGGTTTAGGTGGTGGCGGTGCTAGTGGCGGATTATTGGTTTGTAGATATTCTAATATCAGTGAAAAAATTCAATATATGACACTCATTGTTGGTGAACCTGGTCTTGCAACCGAAAGTAATGGTAATACTGGTAAAGCAGGTATTGGTGGTTTTGCTCGTGTAAGTACTGTTAAAGCTTAAATAGGTGAAACAGTATGAGAAATGATTATCGAAATGCTATTAGAGACTTAATTCACCGGAATCTTCAACAAAATAATATTCAGAATTTAATTGTATGGGAGATTAAAGAGGATGAATCGCTAGATCCATCATTGTTGAGTTTGAAATTATATGGTTCAAGAAATCATATTGACGCAGTACTTGTGGCTTGTGAAGCGAATGGCGTTTGGGAAAAGTTACCTCTACAAAAGGTAGCATTTCCAAGGCTCGTTGACCTTTTAAGACTTCAAAAAGAATACTTGCAGGATAATTAATATGTCAGCATTCAAGCCAGATGATTTACGCCGTGCCCAGCTGCAATTAAACCAGTCTTTGCAAAATGGTGGAGTTCGTAGAGATCAACAGAGCCGCCAGCGTGCAGATAGAGAACAGCGGGCATTTGCAGAAAAAGAAATTGAATATGATGATTGGGGACGAAAGATCCCTAAACCTATGTTCTTGCGACCACAAGATATTGCCCAAGGGGAAAAATATGATGTCGAAAGGGTACTTTTTACAACATTAGGTCAGCGAAATGGAGAAGTACCACGGCGTATTACCCGTGATGATATCTTGGCATTTCAGGAAAACATTCAACTATTAAAAGATCAGTATAGTAAGGGTATTACCCCTCAAAACATCATTAATTTAAGCCGACAAGACGATATTGACCGGGCAAATGAGCAAATCTATTTGGCGGTTCCAGTAAGCAGAAAAGCTGGTTTAGTTCACTTGCTTACTAATGCCGGACCAAATAGTAAAGTTTTAAATCATCACGTTGAGATTGAGTTTTCTAACTTTAAATCTGTTGTTTTTGATATCGATAAACAGGCATTAAACACCGTCAAAAACCGCTTGGCTAAAGGCAAAATCAAATTTCAGTGTGATTGCGAACGTCATACGTTCTGGTACCGCTATATGGCAACTATTGGCGGTTACAATTTAGGACGTGATGAGGGCGGCTTTCCAAAGATACGTAACCCGCATTTATCCGGTGTGGCATGTAAGCATGTATTGCGCGTTGTTAAGTGGATTAGTTCACCATCTGGGATTGCCTACCTTAAAAAGGAAGTAGAGAAAGACCGTAAAAAACAAGTAGGTGCACGGTATAAGCAAACAGATAAGCAAATACAGAATTCAATTAACGAGCAAGTAAAGGATTTGATGAATGGTTCTGTTAAGCCAATCAAAGCCAATATCCAAAAAGCAGAAAAAGAAATGATGCGTAGAGCTGATAAAGTTGCCAAAAAGCTCTTAGAACGCGAATTAAAAACCCTCAAACGTTTTGAAGTGGAAACTGTTAGAGCGAGTCAAATTGAAAGAATTCAAGCCTTACATAAATCAGGCGCAATCGACAATGACATGTTAAATGTCTTTATGAAAGGTTTAAGTCGAAATGCTAAATAGATCAGTAAATCAAGTTGCAAATGGACGCCGTTTAGCAGCTAGACGCGTTGTTATGAATGCTCTAGCAAGTATTCCAGCGCAAATTTGGCGAAAAGAAGTAATTTTCAATAATCCGGCTGAAGATTCAAAACCTTTAGATCCTCTTTCTTTTGAAGCGAACACTTTATCGATCCAAGACGAACCCAACTACAAGTATGAATATAAGGGCGCTGCTTATGTTCATTTCGATAAATTTAATGGTGGTTATATTCAAAAGAACTTCTCAATGAATAACCCCTCAGATTTGGTATTAACTGCTCAAGTAGAGCCATTTAATGATGAGTTGGAAGATGTATTGGAAAGGATAATCAACATCCCCGACTTGATTCTTAAAGAAGGGGACCTTTTAGGATTAATGATTTATGAAAATTTAATGTTGTGGTTTGAGATTGTGAATATTACTGGTTTTAGCCTCATGGCAGATTTTGGCAGTAAGTATGTTTTAAACCGTAGAGATGATTTGTTTATTTCACCTATAGGTGATGGAGAAACTAAATGAGCTATTTAATATTCAATGAAAAAGGTAAAAAGACAGGTGACATTGAAATAGCTGAACAATGTACTTCTGCAATTTTCAATTACCAGGTAATCGGGAACGGGGCAGAAGTAGAGTTTTTCGGAAGCAATGTTCCATATGCAGATCCGCAAAACGATTCTCACTGGGTGTCTATTCTTACATTAACAGCTGCTGCGCCCGATACTGAACCGTTTAGACAGCATTGCTGGGATAAGCTCCGTTATAGAGTGAAAGCAGGTGATAATGTGGAGATTTATGTTTCAAGTGGTGTAAGCGGATAGCTATATAAATAAAGGGCTGAGATGGTCCTTTAGCTACATTTTCTTTGTCCTCAATTTTGGGGACTTTTTTATGTTTGGAACCGACCAGCTTTAGTAAAAATAGGCCATGTCAGACTTTCTGCATCTTACATAGAAAGCCAAAGGCTGGTTTAAAATGACTGTGTTAACAGAAGAAATTCGTAAAAAGTATGATGCTCAACAACTAGCTACTGTTCAGTGCCGAAATTACTATTTCAAAAGTCCTGATGAGCTTGAAAATGGGTTTGATAGTGCTCAAACAGCTGCAGAAGATTACCCAGAAGTATTAAAAGCAATTTTTGATTCAATTGGCATGGATTATGCGCCAGAAGTTGATAAAGCTGTGATGTTTGGGGTATCACAATATCAAGCACGCCATGGGGGTGAATTACCACATCCTTCAATCATTGCAGCTGCATTATCTGCTGGTTTAAGTGGTGCGAAACAAGCATCTGCTTTGCCTGCTGAGACCCTTAGCTATTACGATAGTATTAATGAATCTGGTTTTGATGATGTAAATCACCAGCATCATGAATCTGTAAGCATCGTTCCAGCAATTACAGTTGCTACTATCGCCAACGTTATCGCTTATGCAACACCTATCGTTGCTATGATTCCCAACTCTAATAGCTCAAATGAAGTACCGATTGTATCTATTCGCTTTATCACCAACCGTGATTTTGGTGCAATGAAGAAATCAGAATACTTAGATGGTGCAAATGCTTCTAAGCCTTATGTTGAAGGACGATTCCGTTTTGCATTGTCTAATGGTGGCGCAGGTACAACTTATACTGTGACTGCACGAACAGGTTATGAAGACTTCAAGGCTAAAACACCTGATGCCAAAGCGAGTTTATTGCCATTTATTGCGGGTAATGTATCTATTAAGATCAATGGTAAAGAAGTTGCGCATACTCGAAATCGCAGTAAATCAAAATTTTCAGGCAAGATTTCTGCTATTGCTGAGAAAGACGTAGTAGTAAACGGCGTTGAATATCGTGTAGTTGGTAGCGAAATTGACATTTCAGCTAGCAAAATTAGCGTGACATTAAATGAAGCATTACCAGTTGGTGCGAAAATTGAAGTTCATCTTGTGGCGGATTTTGATGCGCGTGATGGTAATGATAACTATCTATTAACCCCAGTTGGTGTTGATTTCGAACCTGAATATGAAACATTGATTGCGTCACCTATCATGGCACGGGTAACAGCTTCAACACTATTACAATCTCAGTTAACTAACGAACTTAAGCTTGGTTTTCTGGGTCAGGCTTTAGCAATTGTTCAAGGTAAAATCTTCTTAGAACAAACTGTACGTTTATTAGGTGAAGCAAAAGATTTAGCTGAATACTCCGCTCGTGAAGTTACTTTTGATGCTTCTCGTGGTGTGACTGGAAAATTAGCAGCTGCATTTAATACTTCAGGTGACTTGTTTGCGGAAGTAAATAAATTTATTGCAGCGGCCAAATTGGATATTAACCAACGTACTGGTGGCTCTACCGTAGCATTTGACTTATATGTTGGCGATACTGGGTCAGTATTCTTTAATCAACTGTCAAGCGACAAGATGCCAGTTAAAACCGGATACACTGCTGGTTATGGTCAAATTGTCCGTATTGGTACTCTTGCAGATGGTACAAACGTTTACCACGCACCGACAGCACAAGAGCTTGTAGCTGAAGCAGATACAGCGTTTGATATGCTTTTAGTTGGTCGTGGTAATGAGCCAATTCGTGCGCCGTTCGTTGGCTTTATTCAAACGCCTCTTTCAGTTATTGAAACTCGACCAGATGCGCGTGAATCAGTACTTACTTTAATCGGTGCTCAAGCAGCCGAAATGAACCCGTTAGAACGTTATGCTGATCAAAGCTATGTCATCCACTGTATCAATATGCCATCTCTCAAAAATTCGTAAGTAAAACAGATAAGGGCGCATTTCGATGCGCCTTTTTACCCTATTTATTGAAAGGAAAATCTCATGGCTGCTGCAACACAAAACACTGACGAAACTTTAGCTTCAACTGACGAACAAGCGACTACTAAACAAAAAAACACACGTAATAAAACCAATAAAACTACAGAAACACAGAATACCCAAGCTGGTGATGAAAAAGCTTCAGACCAAGGTGATTTGTTAAATAGCCAAGGTCCTGAAGACGGCGCATCTCAAGATGAAGGTAATAAACCTACTGATTTGAAAAATGGCGATTCAGATAATGAAGAGTCCAATACTCAAGAAAATGGAAATCCAACTGAAACATCGAATGATTCTGTCAAACCTTCAAATGATCTAGATTCAAATGGTGGTAAGTCTGGTGATGATGTGGGGACGGAATCGGATCATGTCCTTAAAGAAACTGATACTTCTAAAGTTAATACTCCCATTACGGATTTGTTAACAGTATCAGGTGGGAGTAGCGTGGATCCGCTAGTTATTAAAGTTACTAATAACGGATTTGCAACAGTTTTAGAACCGTTATCACGTGTTGCTATTGAGGCAGGTAAAACAGCAAGTATTACGTGTCATAACCAAACATTTAAACATCAAGTACTGGAAAACTTACGTCAGTTGAAGGGGCTTGGTAAGAATCTAACTGTTGAGTAACAAGATGACTATTTTCATTATTGATGGCACGAACCCAATTATGGATGCTGTTGGTGATCATCCTACTGAACGAAGTATTACACTTCAAAATAACGGTTTAAGTGACATTACCGAACCATTTACGCAAGTTTTGGTACAAGCTGGTCAAAAGGTCACATTCACTTTGATCGGTGACGAAGCTCATAAACAATTGCTAGATAACCTAGATCAAATTAATGGCTTGAAAGGTAATGTACTTCAAATTGTACCTACTGAGGCAGAAGAGCCTACAGAACCTGCTAGCGGATTATAAAATTTAGGAAATGAAAAACCACTTTCGAGTGGTTTTTTTTACATTGGAACTAGCCAGAAAATCAAAAATGCCAACGGCTCAAAATACTTAAAACAAATAGCCTTGGGCGTGTAATGTAATGAATATACTTGCTCTATCAAGTACAGGTGAGCTATCCCTTGTTGCAGGGGCCAGCCCATCACTAAAACTGGAATTTGATACTCACAGTTATCTTGCAAATACAGAAATCAATGTGGCCTTTTTTGCGAAAGTAACTAGCCCACGCGGTCCTGCAGATATTTCTATGCGTTTGGAAATCCGTGATGCGGTAACAGGTGATCAAATTGTTACTGTTCAGGGATTAGTAGATGGAGACATTGAAAATTCTGCTTCTATTGTCGCTGTAGCTGATGCGAAAGAATATTTTGAGCGTTTTGATTTATCGTTAGGTATTGATGCGTTACAAGCAATCCTCAAATCAAATGCTTATAACGAATCAAATAGCTTAGGTCGTGCTTCAAAAACATTGGCATTGGAAGATGAATCATTACCATCATTTAATCCAGATGAACTATATAAAATTCTGACGAGTCAATTAAGTACACCAGCATATCTGACTTTACCAAATCCTCATGATTTACCAATTTATGTTGCGGCACAACGTGCAGCTACAAAGTTACGTATTCCTTTGGATGCTGAAATCAACCCAACTTTTACAGCTGAGCAAGCAGCTCAATTTGCGACAAGCGTAGATGCACAATCACAGTTTGTTCAATTCATTTGGAGTCCGAACCTATGCCGTCCATCTGGTGCTGTCACACTAAGAGGGCGTAAGGTCCCAGCTTATTATTTGGGCCATTACATCGGCGATAAATTATTACGTAACGCAAAGTTAAATAAACAAGGCTTTGCGCCGTTAAAAAATGCAGTAGCTTGGAAAGATTATCCATTTACAGCAAAAAACTTAAGCCAGATGCCGAATATTGATCTTGAAGATGAACAGACTCAAGAAATGTTGGCTAAGGCTAAAGTAAATGTAGTTCGCCCAGTTAAGTTTGAAACTACATTATTTGTATTAAGTGATGTGCTTACGCAATACCAAAGCAAAAATAGTGCTTTGCGTTTAGTTCCGGCCGCGGAGATTTCAGCTCGAGTTACGAATAAATGTATCGAGATCCTACGGACTTATATGTTCCAAGCTACACCGGACTATATCAAAAAAGCTGGTGATGACATCCAAGAGTTTTTAGAAGGTGCTTCTAGTGAAACAACCGGTTGGTTGCAACCGGCTGAAGATCTAGGGGGTAAACCTTTTGAGTTCAGTTTAATACCTGACAAAGACTATCCATATGAGCGTGTACGGCTCTATTTAGCCCATGGAGTTGTTGGTACAACTCGTGCCGCAATTTTTGATGACGACGTTTTAGTTAAATAATTTTATTAAGGATCTATCAAGATGAATCCATTTGGACCCACTACTGAAAAACCATTAACTTTACGTGCTTTTGATTCAGCAGCGGAGAATATCTCTACCGTTGTAAGTAAGGTTTCAAGTACTGATCGAGAACAGCAATCTGTGATTGAACAAGTACGACAAATTGCTCTGAACATTCTATCCGATACGGTAGATACAATCAGTGAAGGTAAGCTTGAAGAAGGTGAACTGGGCGTTGATCATTTAGACGCATTAATTGTCGATGCATTAGATGGTGCAGATGATGAAGAAGGCATCTTTGAAAGCGCTTTAATGGCATCTCTGTCCGATGCTTTCCTAACATTCGGCGTTGACGCTTCTGATATTGAAGAGATCTTTAGTGATGATACAGAAGTTGCTGATGTGGCGTTAGAAGCAGCAGCCAATACAGTTCTTGCTAATATGCCAGACGATGGCCCAGAACTTGAAGAACTCGTTCGAGAGTTTATTTTCGGTGAAGCGGATGAAACTGAAGAAGGTTTCGATTCAATGGCTAAAAAAATTAAAGCTCGAAATGGAGCATTTAGCCAACGGAAAGTAAATGGACGAAAAGTTCATTACCGTGGAGTACTTGCGATTCGACAAGGTATTAAAACGGTTGTGAATAAGCGGTTACCTGGTCAAAAGGTTCGTTTAACTGCAGCACAAAAAGCTGGTATGAAAAAAGCTCGACTTCATGCTTTTACTGCGAATGCAATCAACAAGCGTTTACGTTCATTCAAAAAAGGTAAACGCTTAGGTATTTACTAATTACTCATAGGTAAGGTCATTTTTTGGCTTTACCTATAATCCATTTAATTAAGGAAATACTAATGAATACAACTCAAATCATAGGTGAAGCGCCTGGTATTCAATATCAGAAAAAAACTGATAAAACAGAAACAAAGACCAATCAATCATTAACTGACACAATTATTATTGGTCGTTTTATGCGTGGGCGTTTTGATGCACCGATGACAATACATAAGGGTAATATCCGTGGTGAACTAGGTTATGAACCAAATAACCCTGATTATCGTTGTGTCCAAGATGCACTAGATCGGGGTGTACCTTCAGTACAGGTTCTGCGAGTGCCGCCAAATATTGGATAAAAAGCAGATTTAAAAAGCTACCTTTTAGGGTGGCTTTTTTTATGGAACCAATCAAATTTTAAGTGGATATAACCTTTTAATCTTGAGGCATATTAAAGCTATTGAGCATCAGAAATATGCAACAATCTAATCCGATTTTACTAAATCAGCTTAAACAAGATTATATTGCTCTACAGCAACTTGGTTCACCCTTATTATCGTGTCAGGGTATGTTTGTTCCTCGTGGAATGGAAGACCTTCGCTTCTTATTTAAAAGTTGCCCACGGCCTATTGTAAGTAATGAAGATCCTGCAGAAGTTCAATATGCGGGAGGTTTTACAGGAATTGTTGCTGGGCCGCCGAAAACCCATTACACAGGTAATCTTCAAATCCTAGTAACTGAAGCAGGACATGATCAACTACTTGCTGAATATGTCGTAGCTAGTGGGGGCATCATCCATGGTGATTACTATGATGGCCGTTTAGGTAGTTTTACCCGTTCTTATGCACTTGAAAACTGCGCTATACGCTTTGAGTCAGCTGAATATGATTCTGATAGCCGATCTCAAGTTATGACTGTCTCTTGCCCAATTGACTATAACTACTTTGGTAGCTTTGCCAATATTGGTACCAACGGTAGTGTTCAACCGGGTAAAAAACAAATTGATGGTACAGCTGATCTTGTTAATCGAGTTCAGCAAGTGATCAATACTGCTCAACAGGCAACTAATCTAGCAAATGCTGTGCAAGGCGTTGGTCGTCAACTGGGCAATCTATTTGGGTAATGGCAATGAAGTTATTACCTGAATCAGAAGGGTATGCTGTAGTTGCTGGTTCTATCCAGCAACTATCAGAAGAGCTCTATAAAGAATATCAATTATCGGGCTATTCAATTTTGCTTGATGATATCGTAAAGGCATTTTTAGAAGAAGCAAAATACTATGCAGGCTGGGCGGTATTAGATTGTCAAACTAAAGCTTCTACTAGTATTGAACTGAATGAAACTATTGAACTTAGCGGCGATGAGTACGTAATTATTCAACCTTTAGTTAAAGCTCATTGTGATCTTTTACAAGCAAGATTGGTTGAGGCGACCCGTGGGCTCGGTGTCGAAAGTTATGGATTATCTGTCTCGGAAGCTCAACAGATCTATAACGAAAAGAAAGAAGCTTTACCTAAGCTTGCATTTTGTATGGCCCCTATAAGTTTTAATTTTAACTTGGGAAGCCGTTAATGCAAATCACCATAGTTTCTGCGGGTAAAATTATTCCTGCTTCTGAGCTTATTAGTGCAACTTTAAGAACTGATCTCGTACCTATTCCCGCATCCATTGAGTTCACAGTTCAATCTACTACTGAATTAGACTCCCTTTTAAAAGAAGGGGAGCAACTTACTGTAAATGACATTTCTCATCCTTTCGAACTTATCAAAGTTACTCCTCTAAAAACTCAGACTATTAAACAAGATCGCCGTGTTGGTGGGATATCTTGTATTGGTATTTTGGCTGGTTGTAAAAGACTTATCGAATATTCAAAACAAGCAATTATTAGTAATGAAACTTCTTTCAATTCTGTAATTCGAGCCTGTGGGGCAACTATTAGTTTAGGTAATGATCTACCTTTGCCTAAATTTGTTTGTTTAAAGGGGAGTATGCCTACACAGCGCTTGGCTCATTATCTGCAACAAGAAGCAGCTGTAATTTGCTTTCAAAATAATAAAGTGTCTGCTCAAAAAATTGATTCTTTCTTCAAAAAGGAACCTATCACAAAACTAGATCCTAGCAGTGTCGTTTGGATATCCAGTAAACCTTTGGAACTGATGCAAAAATCATCTTTTGTCACAGTTGAGAATAACGGTTCAACGGTTGTTGGTGATGACTCAATAACCCCAGGCCATACTGTGACGCAAAGAGCTGGTTTAGATGCCCGACAAGTCAAAAACTTGGAAAAAGTTTTGATCTTGCGGGGGACAATAATTAGACCGCTAAATTTGAACTGGAATGCAGGCGATATATTTGAAATAGATAGAAAGAAGTATGTCGTTTTAACAGCTGCACATCATATAGACACAGGCGCAATAGGGGGATCAATGGGGACTTCATCAAAGTTCTGGATTGCTAATTTGTAGGTCAAATATATGAATGGTTTTAAACGTGCAAAGATTTTAAGTTACAACGCAAAAGGTCGTACTGCACAAGTACACATTCATGGTTTAACTGATGGCGCGAGTGAAGGCATTGCAGCAACTTTTGCCTATCCAGTCGGTGATAGTGATTTTGATACAGAAATTCAAATTGTGGAGGGGGAAGACGTCTATGTCTTCTTTGAAAATGGTAATGAAGAACGCCCAGTAATCCATAGTTATGTTAGTCATGGAGATGGCGCTATTGTTGGTGTGCGCCGAATTCGACAAGATAACATTGAGTTTATATCTAAAGAAAATTTAAAAGTTGATTCTGGCACAACCGTTTCGATCAAAACGCCGTTGATGAATGTACAAGCTAATACACAACAAACTGGTAATAGCACATTAACGGGAAATAGCACAGTAGTAGGTAATACTTCAGTTGCAGGTAATAGTTCTGTTGCAGGCAGTATGGCCGTAGGCACAACTCTTACAGTTGCAGGTGTGCCAATCGATCCTAAATCCATTGAAGGTGCATTTAAAGACGCTCTTGATAAGTTAGAAGGGCTTAAGGAGGAATTAAAAGAACAAGGGGAGAAGATTGAAAATAACGAGCAAATTAATCAAGAGATTGAAGAAAAAGTAAAAGAAGTAGAAGATTTAATTGAAAATATTAAAGATTCTGATGCTTTTAAGTTGCTTGAAGAGGGAATGAAACATTTTGATGAGGAAGTTCAAAAAATTCATGAACAAGTTAAAGAAGTTAATCAGATCGCTCAGAATAAAGTCGATGAAGTTCGTGCTTATATAGATCAAGAAATTAATAATACTAAATTAATTGTAGATCAACATAATAATGAGGCTAATCTACGATTGGATGAAGCCAATCAACGTATCGATCAGTCTATTCAAGCTAATGAAGCATTGGTTGCTGATGCTCAACAACGTGCAATTCGTGCTGAGAAAGAACTCGATGATAAAATCGGTTTTATTAAAAGAGAAACAGATTCAATCATAGCTGATGTAAGAAGTGATTCAAATGAAATTCGGTTAGTCGCAGAAAACGCAAAAAAAATTGCAGATCAAGAAGTTCTGGACCGTAAAAAACAAGCAGCTGACACACTGAATGTTATTGATCAAACTAAGGCCGCCTTAAAACAAGACATTGATCAAAACT